CAGCCTCACGCAACTGCGCCGCCTGACGGAAGCCCTGCGACCGCTGCTCGGCGATAAAGCGATTACGCTCACGCGCCGCCTCACCGGCTGCGATACCCTCTTGGATGGCTGCTCGAGAGCCGCCGAAGGCGCGAGCCGAGGCAGCACGCTGCTGGCGCTGCTGACGCGCCAACTCATTCTGCCGGCTGATGTCAGAGAGGCCAACATCAATCACGCCCTGCTGGTACGGATCCATGTACTGCCCGAGCGAGGCGTCGGTGAACTGAGCAGCACGCGCCGTGGGCGCTTGGAACTGCGTGCCGATCTGACCGGCTTGCACGCGCTCAGGGCCGCCTTGCAGGGAGGCACCGACATCACGCGAGGTGAACTGCGTGCCAACCTGACCCGCCCTGACCGCTGCCGGCTGGAAGCCCAAGGCCGCCTGCGTGGCACGAGCGGCTTGCTCGACCTCTGGCACGAAGCCACCCTGCGAGGCGATGCCGCGCGTCATCTGCTCACCCGTCATGTAGTCTCGGGTGAACGGCGCGACCATCGGGCCACGATAAGCTTGGAACGGAATCGCCGCGACTTGCTCGGCTAGCTGCAAGTTTTGCAGTGACTCGCCGTATACACGCGGGTCGAAGGAGGTTGAGGAAGTCTGCTGACTCTTAGATTTAGTTAAGCTTCCCATAATTTTTTCTCAAGCACCACGGCGGTGCGTCTGTAGCCATCCAACGCCCGCTCCCACCCGGGGCGGCCCATAATTAACATCGTGTCGCATTTGATGTGTTTTGCCCAATTCTCAACAACCGGGCGAATGACATTATCAATCTCTTTCAAATCCCCAGCGCCAATCACCACAGTCAACTGCTTGATCTGCGGGAAGACGTCAATCGTCGTAATCACACAAGAGTTTTCTGAAGACCAGAACTGGAACTCCCCACTCTTGATGTAGTCGAGCACGTCGTTAAATTTCATCTGCCCGTGTCCATACGCTAAGGCTCGCTCTATAGGCTCACGAAACTTAGTGACGTGCTCGAGTCCTTCGATCTCATCTTGCTCCATCATCGCAGTCCACCCGGTACAGCATCGAGCCGCATCGTGCCAACGCGCCAATCTGTAGCAGGAGAGGTGCCCGTAATGCGCATCTCAATCTGGCGCCCCGTAAATCTGACCGGGGTATAGATTGAGTCAATCGTGTAACTCTTGGTCGTCTCAGAACCGCTCGGCGCAAACTTGGAAATGAACTGCAAACTCACAGAGCCTTGCGTGTTCTCATCGGCAATCAACTGCTTGGCGACCAAGAGCCGCTCACCATCACCCAACTCAATGGGGCCAGAGCGCGCAAAAGGCGCTGCGCCGTCGTAACTGACGCCTACCTCGTGCTCGTACACGAATCCATCCGGCGACACCATGATCGGGTAGCTGAAGACACCACGATCAGTGCCCGCCGTGCGGGCCAGGCTACCTATTGACCAATGCTGCTCACGATAATTGTAAATTACATACGAGTCACATTCGACGTTGCTAGAACTCGGGTAGAACCACCACACTTCGCCATACTGATTATTCGCCACGGCGTAGACTTTAGAGCGTTGCGTCTGCGAGATGCTGTTCGTAAGGTAGTCGAGCACATCACACTTGATTGGGCGCACGAAGCCGTCGTAGGTGAAGAAACCCGAGGGCGACCACCAATACGCGACCGACTCCACCGCCGCGACGGCTTGCGCGCTAATCACGCCACAGCCCGTCGCAAGGCGCTCAAAGCCGTAGACATACGGCGGCCCCTGGTACTGCGCCGAGTGTACGTCCACGTCGGTGAAGATCAAGTTGATACCGCGCAGACGCTTGCCCGCTACGATCGAACCGTTCGTCTCAAGCTCTTGGTCGCCGGCTTGGTTCTCGATGGCAGGCGCCCAGGTGTTGTTGTCTTCCTGATCCGACCACGCGACCTTGCGACCATTGCTGTCGGCGCCGAGCGCGAACACGAATCGCTCGGCGGTCACAAGTACGCCCTTATTCCCGGTCGGCGCGTTGGAGAGCAGCACGGCATCGTTTGCCGTGTTCAAGTCCCACTCGTAAATCTTGCCGTCCTTGCTCGCGCAGGCCAGCAGATACTCGCCCCAAGTGTCGAGGCTCCACGTCGTTGCAGGCGTTACCGTGCCGCTATCGGCTCGGGCGGTTCCGTAGGCGAAGAGGCCATAACCACCACCGCCATACCCAAGGTTTAGGATGGCGTCCTGATCGCCCACCGTGTAGCCGGCTGGGGTGATGTCAGTCAACGTGCCGGATTCAGACATGGCGTAAAGATTGCTATGCGTGCCAATGCCAATGAAACGCACGTTGGAGTTGTTGCGCCACGCGATCAGGCCACGGCAGAGTCCAGAGAACGCCGTGTTAGATCGCTTACGCCACCCGCCCACGGGTCGCATCGTGTTTTCATACCAGCGCACAAGGCTGGCGTCACGCCAGCGGCCCTTGCTCTGGTAGTCGGTGCCGTTACGATAAACGCCCGGCTGGATGTTGAGCGGAATCAACGCCAAGGCGTTACTCCTTTACAGGTAAAACAAAACCCTTAACGAACACAACCAAGACCGTGATGGCGGCGGCGATGCCGGCAAGCCACTTGATGAAGGCCACTAAGTTCTCTGCCGTTGACCACGCATCAGCGAGCTTCTTCAGGTCGCACTTCACCTCAGCCATGTCGCTCTGCAAGAGTTCCATGTCCTTTCTCAGCAAGGCTAGTTCCACGGTCTGATCTTGCTCTGACATATCACGCTTCCTTCTGCTCCGGCTTCGGCAAATGCGGCTCTACTTGGCTTTTCAGTTTTTCAAACAGCGGCCACGCGCCTTGGCTCGTCGGGAGTGACCCGATCAAGTTCGTGATGGCGACGGCCTCGGAAAGGCTGAGTGAAAGATTCAGTTCAACGTCGGACATGGTTGCTCCTTAACCGCAATACAGAACTGTGGGAACGCAGTAAGACCCGTCGTCGTATTCGTGCGTTTTGACCGTGCTAGTGACTTTGCCGATGGTGCTGCTGCGAATGATGTCATCTGCTTGGACACGCGCCGTGCCGTCGCCGTTAGACTCCAGCAAGTCACCTTCCTGCACCGTGACGCTGCTATTGACGCGGCAGATAAACGCACCGACCGCTGTGACGTACATATCGTTGGTCGTCGTCCAGTCGTTGTCCCACGCCATGAACACGCCGTAGACCTTTTTGCTGCCAGCGGTGTCGCTGATCTTGGACTTGGGCAGACGCTCGTTCGTCTCATCCGGCCATACGCACAGTTCGTTGATGGATTCCATCACCGTGCCGCGCAGAATGTCGGGCTTGCTGCCGTCTTGCATTTGCGACCAGTGTGAGCCAGCGAAGGCGTTGTAGGAGACGGTAGCGCCGGAGACTGAGATGGTGCCTTCTTCATTCCCGGCTTGAAAAAACCGAACAAGATTTCCGTCACTTGTTTTTCTGTTTACTTGTAAGGCATCGCCTCCGTCTCTACTAAAACGACCAAGTCCAGCAATATCTCCAATAGAAACTCCAACAACGTCATTACTTACAGGATCGGAATTCGTTGTCCCTACCAGCAGCGCTCCCCCACTCGTTACGTTTACCGCTTTGGTAAAAATGCCGCCTGATCTAGATAGCAACGACAATGTTGATCCAGAGTTTCCGGGGCCTATTAATGCATCTGTACCGTCATCTCCTATCCAAACAGCATTCCCGGCACCGGAAAAATAGCCCACTGTGCTAGTCATAATTGAATTGGCATTGCCACTGCCAATAACTGCAAACTTGGCAATACTCGTAGCTGTCGTCCCGAGGCCGAGGTTGCCGGAGGAGTCAATAACCATCCTCGTCAAATCACCAGCAGTCGCATCATAAATCTGGAAAAATCCAGAGTTTGCGCTGTTTATCCCAAACGTGCGGCCAGTTGAAGCAGTTGAATTACCGAGAAATACCGTTGGTGCCGCTGCGCCACTAAAACCTGTTCCAGTAAAACTTCCTGCGCCAGCCACGCTTAATTTAACTGACGGACTGCTCGTCCCGAGGCCGAGGTTGCCGGAGGAGTCAAGGGTCATACGAGTCGTGCCGGAAACCGTCGTGTTGTTTGCAGCAGTCAACCAAAAATGTCCGGTCGCTGCGTTTTGAGAGGATGACCCACCACCATAGTAAATTTCGTTTACGGTGGAAGTGCTGTATGGATAGAGCACCAAGAAGTTTTCTTCAGAATTGGTATAGTGCCTGACGACCAGTTTTGCTTCTTTGGTTGTTGCATTGGTTGCATTAGTGGACAAACTAAGTTGCCCTTCTGCGCCGCCACCAACAATATCCAATTTTACAGCCGGACTGCTCGTACCAATACCAATCCGATCCGTTGACGCATCCACAAAAAACAGATTCGCGTCGGTGTCGCCTTCGATGCGGGTGTCCTTGTCGGCACCTGAGTCGTTAATCACGACCGCCGTATCGAGGTTGCAGGTGCCGGTTACGGTCAGCGTCTTGCCGCTGCCGACTTGCAGGCCAACCGACGTGCCGGTGCCGGCTGCGGCGAATAAGCCGTCAACGAGGTCGAGGTTGGTGTTGATCTTCCCGCCCCAGGTATCCGCAGACGCGCCGACTTCCGGCTTCGTCAGTCCAAGGTTGGTGGTTGTTGTGTCAGGCATATCTCATTCCCTCAAGCAGCCTCTAAGTAGGCCGGATGTGTTTTCTCTGTCCAAGTCTCTGCCGTATCTGTAATCGGCGCCCATGTCTCTGCTGTGTCACTAATCTGCGTCCAGCTCTCGGGCGTGTCTGGATCGTTTTCCCACTTCTTGCGCCCGACGCACGTCAGCGTCGCCACCGCCGTCAACGTCGCCGCGCCAATGTCAATCTGCTGCCCCGACACGATCAGTGTCGAGGCCGCGTTTAACTGCGCCGCGCCGCGATGGATGCGCTCTGCCGAGGCAGAGAGCGTCGCCACCGCAGAGAGCGTCGCAGCGCCAAGGTGGATGCGCTCTGCCGTTGACGTCAACGTCGCCGACGCACTCAGCGCCGCAGCGCCTCGGTGAATCCGCTCCGCAACCGCCGTCAGCGTCGCCGCAGCAGATAGCGTCGCCGCCCCCTGCTGCACCCTCACCCCATCTATCGTCAGCGCCGCGGCTGCGTTAAGCGTCGCCGCGCCCTGCTGGATACGCACGCCAGCGACCACCAAGGTCGCCGCAGCGTTTAACGTGGCCGCCCCCTCTTTGGGGTCTATGCCATAGTTGCCACGCCCGTATAAGCCGCTGCCGTAACCGGCCACGTCTTAGGCCAACGTAATGTCTAGGTCGCCAGCCGGTACTCTAAACACGTCGCCCGAGGCGATCGTCTTGCTGGCCGTCAGGTTGCCGTAGGCGAGCAGGTTGCCGCTCGTCGAAGCATCAAACACGCCCACCGCAACAATCGTGCCCCAAGACGACCCGGCGGTTGGAAACTCCACCGCAGACGTGTTGCTCGCCGTGTCACCCGACACCGTAAAGGCGACGGTCTGGCGCGCATAGGCGGTGCCGTTGCATTCAGTACCACCGCCCGCGTCGGTCGGCGCGACGGTAAAAAGCGCCAAGTACCGAGTCGCTGGCGGGGTATACGTCACCGAGCCAAAGACGTGATTGAGCACTGCGGTTTCAAGATAATCGGAAAATGCACTCACGGGATAACCCTCGTCGGTTTAACAGTCATTGCGGTACGCCCCTGACTGAAGGCTGCCCGCTCGTTTTGTAACAACATATCTTCAATCGCCGCCTGGTACTGGCTTGACCACAGGCCCACGCGCTCATCGTCGCGCAGGTACGGAGCGGCTTGTAGAAGCGATCCGTACAGGTACAAGTCGGGGTGGCGGTCTAAAATCCAGTTGGAGGTGTTAGCGTCTGACAACTTGGCGAGCGTCGCCACATACGTCAACTCTGCCGTGTAACTCGTGTCCGGCGCGGGCAGCACTTCGATCTGATTTCCGATCAGAGCGAAATACTGCGGCTTGCCGGTGGTGCGGTAAACGTACTTCTTCGCGTCAACCTCATCCTCGGTCAAGAAGATGAGCTGCTGCACGGGCGCCGTGGACGTTAGCACCAGAGACTTGCACGACAAGAAATCAGACGGCAGCGCCGAGAACGGCGTGTCGATGGTGGCGTTGGCACGCTTGACCATCTTCTGAGTCGGCAGGCGACGCTCCATCTGCGCCTCGGCAAGCGAGATAAAGTCGGGGATAACTGCCGTGAGGTCGTCACGGTTGAGCCAGTCCGCTATGCTGCTTTTAAGACTGCTGTATGAATTTAGGGCCATCTAGCTCTTCCTTCATCGCCCAAGCACCCTCATGGGAATACTCGAACGTGCCGATATGTTTCACATGCTGCGAGAGGTCGTGATCCAGAAGCACCTCGTACCCGGCCTCTCTGGCCTTGCGGCAGAAGAACACGTCTTCGCCGATGTAGTGATTTCCGATCGTCGAATACGGGATCGCAAACCACGGTGCCTCTAGCTTCTCGAACACCTCTCGCTTCACCATCATCACGCCCATGCCGACATAATCGACAGGCTGTAGCCCTTCGGACTCTGGGCCGGTAAACACGCGGTCAATCTTGCCCTGCGCGTCCATCATCGCCACCGGCTTGACCGGCATGCGACGTGTCGCGTAGTTAGCAGCCACGATGGGCTTGTCGCGCAGGATGAGGTGCCCGATCGTTTCCTTCGGGAACCGCATGTCTGAGTCAAGCCAGAGGAGATAGTCCGCCTTCTCCTCGAGTGCTTGACGCGCAAGCTCCATACGCTGAGAGGCGATCAGAGTTCCGTGGCTCGTGTAGAGCAGAACACGGTCGTCCGTTGTCGCGGTGTGATAACTCATCGCTCGCGCCATGTCATAGGCAAACGAGGTCATCACCGTATCACGCGCAGGCACCAATATCGCTATTGACCTGCTCACACACGCCCCGGGCGTGTGCGGAAGAGTTGGTTGTCTCTATCGTTGAGCCAAGCCTTCATTCTCTTCGGATCGTCAACGATCCCTTCGTTCTTCAGTCGGTAGAACAAGGCCATCGGTATTGATGCCACCTTGCTCCACTCGCCGTACTGAGCACGTTCGTCCGTGTTCGCGTACTGCTTTTTATTCTGCTCAATCAGGTCGCCGACTTCAAAGACCGTTTCAATCTTGGCCTCGTCACGATCAGCGTCGTAGTGCCACCATTTTGTCGTGCCCGTTGTCGGGTCGTAATCAAAAAGGCGCTTACCTGTTGAACTCATGTGATCCTCACTAGGGGGCGATGGCATGATTACCACCGCCCCCAAGTTTACATCACCACTATCAGGTCGTGGTCAAATCCGCAGCAAGACCGTGCGCGGCCTCGGTGTTGACCTTCAAGCCCCACTCCACAACGATCATGCGCTTCTCGGCGTCGCCGGTCTTCGCAAGTTCAACCGTGTTGAACGGGCGCAGATAGGAAACGCTGGCGTACTCAGGATCGAGCACGAAAGCATCACGCTCACGCTGGAAGCGGTTGGGGACAACCGACACCGCGCCGAAGTCCGAAACGTAAACGTCGGCGGCGCCGATGATTACGCCGGGCTTGTTGCCCGGGGCTTCCTTACGGATTTCCGCGATGCCCGCGAAGGCGCTTACTTTCTGCTTGTTGACCGGGCCAACCATCAGAATCTTCGGCGTACCGCCAGCAGCCCACACCTTCTGGATCACGCTCTTAAGAATCGTCTCCGAGAAGGCGCGCAGGTTGGCGTCGGTCGCGTCCGTGCGGGTCGCGTTCGGCTGCGTGCTGTACGACGGATCAGCACCGCCCGTACCCTTGTCCGTGTTCGTCTTCAAGAAGGCGAGCAACGAACCAGTTTTGCGTAGCGCGGTCGAGACGCCGGCAGAGCCAGCGGCAGCGGCCTGGTTGGTGAGCATGATGCTCTCCATGTCGCGCTTCAGTTCCGCAGAACGCTTGGCGAGCTGGTAGGCCAACTCAGAACGACGACCAGCCTTGTCCACCGACTCGAGCGTGCCCGAGATGAGGACGGTCTTGCGGCTGACCTGCGTGTAGTTGCCAATGCGCGCCGTGGCGGCGGTCGCGTCGAAGGACGACACGTCGTCACCTTCAACCTGCGCGTTGGTCGTCGAAGCGGCTGCGAGCGAGTCCGTCTGCCACTCAAAGTAAGTGTTTTTGACGTTCTCACGACCGATGTTTGACATGAACGGAGTCTCTTCGGGCGAGATGTTGTAGATCACGTTCGAGAGAGACTCACGGATACCTTTTGCGGCAAAGGTATCAAACGTATTTGCTGTCTGAGACATTTTGGAATAAACCTCTAATCTATAAACTGTTCAAACACGGCAGCCGCGTCTTTGTGGCTGCCACTATTTGCGAGTCTAGAAAGAGCCGCCTTGGATGCTACGACCTTGGAAGATTGTGGGCTAGAAGCGGCGCCAGCCTTCATCGGCTTCGCCTTCTGCATAATCTTTGGACGCATCTGATCGCGTTTGCTCATCAGTTCGTCAAAGAGCATTGCCTTTCGCAGGGCCACCACGGCGCGAGCATCGTAAATGTCCGAAATCTCCTCAACACTAAAGCCGAGTCTTTCGGTTGCATAAGATACGATCTTCGCCTTCTCAGCGCGTGCCTTATCAGCATCGCGCCATTCCGGTAGTGCCTCGAACAACTTGGCACGCTCGACCTCTAGGGTCTGGGCTTGCTCAACCTGCTCTTCCTGCTCTTGCTTCTGTACCAGAGCCGCGCGCTGGGATTGCACCCACGCCGCTTGCTCCTGCCTAGTGCGCTGAATTTCGCGCTGTCTCACCCACTCAACCGGGTTCTCTTT